TACCTCGTCTTTATATTCTAAATTATTCACATATATCCAAAACGAATAAGTAAATTCAATTCCTTCATATTGATTGGCACTTCTTAAAAGAGGAATAGATGTTTTTGCTCCTAATGCTTGTGTAACTGTTAAAGCTTCTGTTGCGTCTTTCATACCGCTAATTATATATGGTGTTTGTGATGGAGACAATAATACATATAAAATTTTACTACCAATGTAAAATAAAGCAGAAAATAAAATTATAATTGCTAATAAAAAGGTTAATCTTGCTATCATAGTGTTTGATGATATGAAATCGTTTAACATGCTTTTTTTTTCAGTTTTATATGGAATTAATGATGACATATTTTTTTTAATATTTTCCAAAATTCCTTCAGGTGGATTCATATTTATTACTATATTATAATAATATTAATAATATTATAATTTTTATTGTATTAATAATATTATAATATTAATTTTTATTGTATTAATAATTATAATTTTTATTGTTATTAATTATTATAATTTTTATTGTTATTAATTTTTATTGTTATTATTATTAAATTGTGATTGTGCCCTTTTCTTTGTTATATTCATAAAAGCTGACTTTTAATCTATATTTATTAAACATACTACTTGCAAGTCCTGCATTAATACCTTCCTTATAAATATTATATGCTTCTTGTGGATTAATTGCATTTCCTTCATAGCGTATACGTGTTATAAATCCTTCAAAACTACTGTTTAATCCGTCATTATTTGCGGCTGTTCCTGTAATTTGCATATTGCCTATATATATATTTTTTTTAATTTGACTAGGATCATCGTTTTTATATAGTCCATGTAATATAAATGAATTGCGCAATTTACCATCTAAATATACATCAAATGTGCGAGTATCTACACTTAAAGTTAAATTATTCCATTTTTGAACGGATATATTAGGGATTTTATATCTTGCAAAGTTAGTCTTATTTCCACTGTTTGGTTTGTCTAAATAACTTTCTATGTCAATAAATAAATTGTTTTCATATTTATCTAATGCAATATTTATATTTTTAAAAATATTGCCAGACGATTCGATTGTAACTTTATTGCTAATACCCGATAAAGCAACTTGTAACTCTGGGACTGTTCTTGCATTTTCACGAGTTGCCATAAATAAAATATTCTTTTCATTTGAAATATTATCTCCCCAATTTTCTATATAAAACCATACACTCAACATAAAATTGGATGAACTTGTTTCTGGTATATTTTTAGAAAATATCACATTTTTATTACTTGAAAAAAAAGAAGAGCTTGCATTAGCACTATCATACCTTTCAGCTGGTAATCTTGCATCACACATAATATCATAGATTATATTTGTTTTGAAAAACAAATTCCTAAGTCCCCATATAAGAACAACCACAAGTATTATTACTATTATTATATTTACTACACTCATTATAATTTTATATATAAAAATATTATAATGTTTAAATCAACACTCAAATATTTAATATTTAAAATTTAATATTTTATATTTTATATTTAATATTTTATATTTAATATTTTATATTTAATATTTTATATTTAATATTAATGTCTTAAATCTTTCTTTAAATTCTTTTTTTTAACTTGTTTCTTTAAATTCTTTTTTTTTAACTTGTTTCTTTAAATTCTTTTTTAACTTGTTTCTTTAAATTCTTTTTTTTTAACTTGTTTCTTTAAATTGTTTATTTATTTCATGCTTTTGCGTTGTTTTTTGATAAATTATATAGCAACTCAATTGTTGATGGAGTTTTTATTTTATCGTAATAATATATTTGTTTTATACTTCCATGAATGCCATCATTTTCGCCAATAGTTATGTTATCGCCTTTAAAATACGGCGATACATTTTCTTTTGATCCTACTAACTTACCGTCTACAAAAACATCTATTATATTATTATCATAATTTATTACGAAAAATAGCCATTTTTGAAACTTGGGATTTGCCAACTCATAAATTGTATCCAGTTGATCGCCTCTATTACTGATTGTTCTAGATTTTATTATTATTTTTTGTGATTTGCCGTTATAATAAATTACGGGTTTATAAGCATAATTAAATAGTATAGTATCTTTTGTATATGCAATTGAGGTGTTTTCTGGTTGCGTATTAAGATATATATAAAAGCTCAAACTATAGGTATAACTATACGGAAATTTTTCTTTACTTACTACAGAGTTATAATATTCGGTTTTAATATTATAAGAACTATTTTCATCTTTAAATAGTGTATAAGTGTAAGCTTTTACATTTGGATCATTTGCGCCACTATTAACAGCGTTATTAACAGCGTTATTGCCTTTATTATAAACAGCACTTAATGTTTTATTTAAACTCTCATTTTCTTTAATCATGGTGTTAGCTTTTGGGGAGAGAGAAACTAATTGAGCTTTATCTATACTAAAAGCGGATAACATTTTATCTATTTTGTCTTCGCTTGGATTGGCTTCTGCTTCTGGTACACTATTAGGCAACTCAACATTTTTACTTAAATTGGTATTTAGGTTTTGATATTTTCCTAAAGTGCGCTCTTTATTTAAATAAAAAGGCCCCGCACCTTGTAAAATATCACTCTTATCAAATGTTCTTATAGCATTGAATAACATTGGTAACAAAAATAGTAATGTTATTAACAATAACAATATGAAAAATAATATATATACAGGAGAGGGCGTTAATTTAATATCTTTATTTAATTCACTTACAAAAATGGCTATTAAACAAGGAATAAAAAATATAAGATTTTTAAATATGCATGCAAAATATTTTACATAAGCCATTATTAGCTCGCTATAACTAGGTTTATCATCGCCGTTTGATGGTTTTTTAATTTCACAGTAAATACTGGAAGACGGAGTTTTTATAGAAAAAATAAGTGCTACTATTGATAACATTATCAAAATTATTATTATTATTAATGTAACTCTTGTAATGTTATAATTAGTATCATCTACTTTGTGTGAATATAAAGCATAGCTTATTATAAATAATGGTATTAAAATTGTTAACAATAAATAGAAAATATATTTCATCATGTTAAATAACGGAGTAGAAACTGATTTTTTTAAGACATCTTTATTTAATATATCTTTATCTCTAATAAGATCACGTTCTATTAGCGATCTTGATTTATATACATTGGCATATTGCACATCACTATTATATTTACTGTCATTAGTACTACTTGGATTATCCCATGAAGTATTATTTCTATAAACAAAAAATAGGAAAAAATATATACTAAGTGCTACTAACATTATTTCTAGTAATGCTTCATATTTGGTGTTTTTTATATAAAATAGATTTTGTCTGGTGTTCAAATAATGAAACAAAAATAATATTAATATAAGTAATATGCTAATAAAATATCTATAATATTTATGTTTTATACTAGATGTTTCAATATTAACACCACTATATATCGTCTCTTTTACCATAAAACCATTAACAATTTTGTCCAATATTCTTGTAAAAATTAAGCTAATATATTTAATAAATTCGGGTATTTTTGTAACACTATTATTTACAAATTCTTGAATTTGTGTAACATAACTATCTGGCATATTATAATAATATAATATAATATATTATAATAATTATGATCTACTAACTAACACAAACTAACACAAACTAACACAAATTATATTATAGATTTTCACAAGCTGTTTTTCTACCATGACAATCTCTACATAATGCTTCCAAATTATCTATATTATTTGAGCCACCATATTCCAATTTTATAACATGATCTACCTCAAACCATGCAGGTAATTGTTTTTTACATTGTTTGCAATGCCAATTTTGAGATGCCGCAACAAATTTCTTTTTAGTTTCACTTACGCTTCGCTTTGTAGAACTATTTCCTGAATATAAAATCTTTTGTTGTTGTTTTGATAAATTATGATTTATGTTTGAAGGATTTGAGAAAGTTACCGATTTTTGAATGCTTGGATTATTGTATATATTATAGTTATTGTTTAATTCTTTTGTTATAGAGTTTGACGTAAAGTCGATAATAGGACTAATAATACTTGCTGTATTTCTATCAATAGGTAAATATTTTATATATCCATTTGAGTTAGTTACTAAATCTCTATAATTATTTGGATCTTTTTTTATATATAAATAAACACATAATCCAATAAAAGCGAAAAAAGCCATTTTATAATATTTTTCATATTGCTTTAGTTTATTTATTAACTTACCTTCAAAATATGTATTAAGTAATACTAGAACCGTTATAAATAAAATAAGTAATTCAAGTTTCATATTATTATTTCATATATAAATATAATAAAATTAATATTAATATAGTTATCAATACTATTCTTAAAATAGGATACTTATTTTTCTTTTTCTTTTTTTTAAGTTTGAATTTTGCTGCCATTATTTTATATATAAATATATAATTAATATTATTATTATTATTAATAAACTTCCAAAAACATATT